TTGCATCCAACGGATGGTACGACAGATGTGCTACGTCATGGCAGAGTTGCCTTATACGCTGGACGAAGACTAAGGCAGTTGTGGGTGTGCAACTCGCCAAGACGATGCTACATCCTCCTCGTATGGCGGTCGTACTGCGCGAACTACCGCTTCCCATGACGCGCTTACTTGGCTTACAACAAGGAGACAGGACTTGGAAGACTGTCAACAGCCAAGTTAGTCAGCGTCAGGGTTGCTCAGTCTTGCAGTGCTTAGTCCGTCAAAGCTATTGTATGCTTAGTCAAGCGCGATTCAAAATGGGTCGAACTAGGCTTGAGCCTATCGACCATTTTGTGCGTTGACAAACGCATCAAGCACCATCCATAAAGGGGGGGATGAGAGGGGGGGTTATGACTTCTATTTCAACTAAACTCACGCTAAAGCAACGCTCGTTGGTTGATACACTCGTAGCAACTGGCTGTAGCATCAAAGATGCTTCACACTCTGCTGGATACGCCAAAGGCGAATCGGGCAGAGTCACAGCCAGTAAGGCGTTGCGGCTTCCCCATGTGCAACAGTACATGATGCAAGCGGTGGCTGACAGTCTCGGTATCAATGCTACGAGTGCGGCGGCAAGGCTTATGCAACTGAGTCGTGGTGCTAAAAGTGAGTACGTCCAACTTGAAGCCAGTAAAGACATCCTTGACAGGGCAGGATTCAAAGCCCCAGATAAACATATGCATCTTCATGCAGGGGAAATTAAGGTTTCCATAGACCTGACCTAGACCAAGGGGGTGTAAAAAAGTTGGTGGCTACTGGCAAGGGATGGTTCGTAATGGCGATAGTCGTAAAAAGCTTTTGTTGTTAGTGGTGAATAATTTTTTAAGTGGAGAACCGCATGGATGATTTAGAGAAGTTAAAACAGCAAATGGGTGGCGGCACATTCACTCTTAACCTTATGACTCGCGCTTTGAAAAAATTTGCCGCAAGCAAAGGCATTAGAACCAGCAAGTACTCTAAGTCAAAGAATAAGAAGTCTTTGTTAAAGCGGAAGGCTTACAAGGCTGTTAAGCAGAAGGGTCAGATGTAATGTGTATGGGTGGCGGTGGCGGTGGTGGTTATATCCCACCAGCAAAACCAAGATGGCTTCAAGACACCTCGAATGAAATTGTTGTGTCTAAGTATGAACTATCAGAAAAAAATAAAGCGAAGAACGCTCGTATCCGCGCATCTCTTATTCGCAGACCAACAATCCAAATAGACAACGGTGGTGGCGATGATCATAGCCCGACCTATAGCGGCTCGTCAGGTTGGGATGGCAACGCTTCTGGGCAGTCTTCTGCTGGTGGTAGCATTAACGATGCGATGTCTTCTGCGGCATCTGCTCAAAGCGGAGGCGGCTTGACAGGCACAGACTTTGATGGCGGTAGCAATAAGGGCGGTGGGTTTGCAATATGAGTAAGTCACCAGCATGGACACGCAAGGCAGGGAAGAATCCAAAGGGTGGATTAAACGCAAAGGGTCGCTCATCTTACCGCACCAAGTCTGGGAAGAAGGGAAACCTCAAAGCACCAGTAAAGAAAGCCGCCACGACCCCAGAGCAAAAGAGACGCAAGGGCAGTTTCCTAGTTCGCATGGGTTCAGCAAAGGGTGCGCTGAAAGACCCGAAGGGTCGGAAGACTCGTTTGAAGCTCTCGCTAGAGGCATGGGGGCATGGTGGTGATAAGGCATCTGCTGTGCGTAGAGGTCGTTCTTTGCTAAAGCGGTATGCATCTTCTAAGAAGAAAGGTAAAAAATAATGAAAGCTGTCGATGAAATTATGAACAGCAGTGAGTTTGTTGTTCCTGTTGTCAAAAGCCTAATCAATCAATCTTTTAATAAGACACGCAAAGAGTTCAACACACGAAAGAAGAAGCGTGACAGTGAACGGAAAAATGCACTAAAGGCTTTCAAAAAATATTCAGAAGCGGTTAAGATGAAGAAACCGCCAAAGGATTCTAAACCTAAAAATTTATTGGGGTACTACACATGAAGTATCAAAAAGCTGATGGCAGTGTTTACACAGGCGAGATTGTTACTTTGCCTGATGGCAGAATCAAAACAGGTCCGACTCTAACTGCTGATTCTGAAAAGCTATTCCCTATGCCAGAGCGTTCTAGGGATGATGATGGTGGCTTTATTGCAGATGATAAAGCTACACCAGATGTTAATGAAGCTTGGAAAGGCGGCAAAGCCCCCAAGAAGAAAGTAAGGAGAAAGAAAAATGCCAATGGGTAAAGGTACATACGGCTCTCAAAAGGGTCGTCCGTCTGAAGAAGACAAGAAGAATCCGTCTGCTAAAGGCAAAAAGAAAATGAGCAAAGCTGAAGTTATCGCTATGCTAAAGAAGAAAAAAGCAAAAGATGGCAAAAAGTAAAGTCAACGAAGCTGGTAATTACACCAAGCCTTCTATGCGTAAATCTTTATTTAACCGCATTAAGGCTGGTACTAAGGGTGGCGGTGCTGGTCAATGGTCGGCTCGTAAAGCTCAGATGCTTGCCAAGGCTTATAAAGCTAAAGGCGGTGGGTATAAATGAAGAAGTCTCAGAAGTCTCTTGTTGCGTGGACTAAGCAGAAGTGGCGTACAAAATCTGGTAAACCAAGCACTCAGGGTTCTAAAGCAACTGGTGAGCGTTACTTACCAGAGGCGGCAATAAGAGCATTGTCTTCTCAAGAATACTCAAAAACATCTGCCGCTAAACGCAAAGCTAAAAAATCTGGCAAGCAAGTTTCTAAACAACCTAAATCTATTGCGGATAAGGTTAGGCAGTATAGGAAATCTAAATGAGTTTCATGCACACTCTTAAAGTAGAGGAGCGAGAAATTCTTAGGACTGTGGTGAAGAAGGTACACTTTGCTCACTACCCAAAAGAATTTTGCACCGATAGGGAAGCCGACAAGTTAATAGATGCTATTGCTCCTGATGTGGTTGAGCGTATGATCAAATTCGGCAAGGACAAACACGTTGACCAACTTTAAGTACAGACCTGACGGTGATGTATTAAAAGCTTTTATGAAAGACGATAACTTCTTTCGAGGTATACGCGGTCCTGTTGGTTCTGGAAAATCTGTAGGCTGTTGCGTTGAAATATTCCGCAGGGCTTTACAGCAACAAAAAGATAAGAACGGTATTCGCAGAAGCCGTTGGGCTATCATAAGAAACACAAACCCCCAGCTTCGGACAACAACCATTAAGACATGGCTTGATTGGTTTCCAGAAGATGAATGGGGCAAGTTCATGTGGTCTGTTCCCTACACTCATTGGATAAAGAAACAAGACTTAGAGCTTGAAATTATCTTCCTAGCTCTTGACCGTCCAGAAGATGTCAAGAAGCTACTCTCCCTTGAGCTTACTGGCATTTGGATTAACGAGGCTAGGGAGATACCTAAGTCTATTATTGATGCGTGTACTATGCGCGTGGGTCGTTTCCCTTCTATGCGTGAAGGAGGTCCGACTTGGTCTGGTGTTATAGCGGATACTAATGCGCCAGAAGAAGACCACTGGTGGCCTATCATGTCTGGAGAAGTTCCTGTTCCTGACCACATTCACCATGAACAAGCAAAGATGCTTGTTAAGCCTGACAACTGGTCTTTCTATATACAGCCTTGTGGCATGATTGAAACTTTTACTGAGAAGAACGAGTTAGAAGATTACGTTCCGAATCCAAAGGCAGAGAACACAGCAAACATGCTGAAGACTTATTATCCTAATTTAATTAGAGGTAAGACTAAAAGTTGGATTGATGTCTATGTAATGAACAGACTTGGGATGATACAAGAAGGAAAGCCAGTGTATCCGCAGTTTTCATCTGATACTCACATAGCTAAAGAAGAAGTTCCTATTGCTGATGGTGTGCCAGTTTATATTGGCGTTGACTTTGGACTCACCCCTGCGGCTGTGTTTGGTCAGAAGGTTCGAGGTCGATGGTTAATACAGTCAGAGATTGTAGCTATAGACATGGGTATTGTTAGGTTCTCTGAAGTTCTTAGGCAAGAGATAGCCACTAGGTTTGGCAACCAAGAAGTACACATTTATGGCGACCCTGCTGGTGATTTCCGCGCACAGACAGATGAATCTACTCCATTTCAGATAATGCGTGGTGCTGGGTTAAAAGCAACCCCTGCTCCTAGTAATTCAGTTGACTTGCGGCTAGAGGCTGTTGGTCAGTCATTGACTAAAATGGCAGAAGGCAAACCAGCTTTTATGATTGATAGGCGTTGTCAGACATTAATCAAAGGTTTCCAAAGCGGATACGCATATAAAAGATTGCAAGTATCTGGTGAACGGTTTGATGAAAAGCCTGATAAGAATATGTTTTCTCATGTGCATGACGCATTACAGTACTTAATGCTTGGTGCTGGTGAAGGAAGACAGCTTATATCAGGGCAGAAACCATTGAAGGCATTTAACGCAAGAGTTGACTTTGATGTATTTAAGCGTAAACCTAGACAAAGAATTAAACAAAGCATCTGGTCACGCTTCTAAATTGTGCGTTGCATTAATGGCTTGTTATAGGTAGTAATTAATTAATTTACTAAAGGAGTGTGTAATGTGTGTAGGTTCAAGACCGTCAGCCCCACCGCCACCAACGCCTGATCCATCTGTGCAAGCGGCTCAAAAGCAACAGCGTGATGAAAATCAAGCTATGCGTTCAGAGCGTAAGCAAGAGACACTTGAAAAAGGTGTTCGTAGAGCTAGAGGCGGTAGTGGTCGTAGGTCATTACTAAGTGGTTCAAGCGGTGGAATGGGTTATTATAACGAGTTTCTATAATGATTTCTCAAACCCCTGAGTATTCTCCTAGCGCGGCTGGTAACACCAAGACTGCGGAAGTGTATCTTCGTAAGTATGAACGAGCAAAGACGCAACGCGAAAACTTTGTTCCTTTGTTCGAGGAGTGCTATGAGTATGCTTTACCAATGCGAGAATCTTTTTACGCAGAAAGAATTGGGCAACGCAGGGATGAAAAAATATTTGATGAAACTGCTGTCGTTGGAGTTCAAGAGTTCGCTTCACGACTTCAATCGGGTCTTGTCCCGAACTTTGCTAGGTGGGCAGATTTCACTGCTGGGTCTGAAGTTGAGGCTAATGAAAAAGATGAAGTCAACAATGCTCTTGATGAAGTCACGGATTACGTTTTTGAAGTAATTCAAAACTCTAACTTCTCTCAAGAAGTACATGAATCCTTTATGGATTTAGCTGTTGGCACAGGGGTTTTGAATGTCATTGAAGGCGATGCAATCAATCCTGTCATGTTTAGCGCAATCCCTTTGCCTCATGTTGTTTTGGATACTGGTCCTGATGACCGTATTGACCATGTGTTTAGGGAACGCCCTTGTCGCAACAGTGACTTACCTATCATGTTCCCTAAAGCAAAGTTTAGTGAGAATGTTCAAAGGCGTATCAATACATACCCAGAAGAAAAAACAAAAGTTCTTGAGATAGTCTGTCGTGATTACTCAAAGATAAATCAAGAAGCACATATGTTCTTTGCTATCGAAATGACTAGCAAGGAAGTTATAGACGAGAAATCATTTAATGGTGTGGGTAGCAATCCTTTTGTATGCTTCCGCTGGTCTAAGTGTGCTGGTGAAATTTATGGGCGTGGTCCTCTCATTAACGCACTCAGCGCAATTAAAACCACTAACCTAACAATCGAACTTATCCTTGAGAACGCACAGATGGCGATTTCTGGCATCTATCAAATGGATGATGATGGTGTTATTAACCCTGATACAATCAATCTCGTTCCGGGAACAATCATTCCAAAAGCCCCTAATTCTCTAGGGTTACAGCCAGTTGCAAGTGCTGGTTCTTTTGATGTTGCAAGCTTAGTTCTTAACGATATGCGTTTGAATATTAAACGTGCTTTGTATAACGATATGCTAGGCGACCCAAATAAAACACCAGCATCGGCAACCGAAGTTGCAGAACGTATGTCTGATTTATCAAGGCGTATTGGTTCTGCCTTTGGAAGACTGCAAGCAGAGCTAGTACAGCCTGTGTTGCAACGTGTAGTTTATATATTGAAGAAGCAGGGAAGGATTGACATCCCAACTGTAAACGGCAGGGAAGTTAAGGTTAAGTCTATATCGCCACTTGCTCAAGCGCAAGCTAACCAAGACATAACTGCCGTGGCTCGTTTCCTAGAACTTGTTCAAGGGAGATTCGGTCCTGAGATAATGAACATTCTCATTGACTCAGAAGAAACTGCGGCATACTTGGCGAAGAAATTTGGAGTACCTGACCAGCTTGTTCGTGATGGAAATGAACGAAAACAGCTAGTACAGATGGCTCAACAGTATGCTCAAGCGCAGGGTCAAATGCAACCTGATGGAGTAGTAACTGGTGGTGAGCAAGAGCAAGGCTAAGTTTACTAAAGTAATTGGTACTGATGGTATTAGCCGATCCAAAGTAGAAAACGATTTAATCAATATTAATATTGCGAGTCTCTTTACCACTGATACTGGTGCAGAGGTTCTAAAGTATTTGCGTTCTATAACTATTGAATTAGTTAATGGCGCGAATGTGAGTGACGCTGAGTTACGTCACTTAGAGGGTCAACGATACTTAGTTGGCTTAATTGAGCAACGCATACAACAAGGTCATAGGGCGAAAAATGAACAGTGAAGAAGATACCCAAGAGGTAATAGAGACTGCGGCTGACTCTGTTCCAGAACGTGTCGTAGCGCAAGTAGCACAAGACAATAGCTGGTTGCCAGAAAAATTCAAAACACCAGAAGATTTGTTGTCTTCGTATAACGCTTTGGAATCTAAACTAGGTAGTTCTAGGGAAGATATTGAAGCCGAGATTATGTCTGGGCTTGAGTCTGAAGCTTATGCAGATAGGCCAGAATCTATTGGTGATTATCAAATACCAGAAGTTTTAGATGTAGAAGCTGTTGCAGATAATGAGCTTCTCAACTGGTGGGCTGAACATTCTTTTGAAAGCGGCTTTAGTCAAGAGCAGTTTGAAGAAGGGATTAAGATATACGCTGAAGCTCAGTCAGGCAGTATGCCTGATATGGATGCTGAGTATAATAGGCTTGGTGACAATGCTGAAGCTCGTATTGAGTCTGCTAGTTTGTTTGCTAATAAGTTTTTCCCAGAAGATGCGATGCCTGCTATTGAGCGAATGTGCGAAACAGCAGACGGTATTTTTGCATTGGAGGCTATGATGCAAGCTGTAAGAGACGATACTGGTGGTGGAAACACTCAAAGTGCTGGTCGTATAAACGAAGATACTTTGAAACAAATGATGCTAGACCCACGCTATCACGACCCTGCTCGTAGAGAAAAAGAGTTTGTCCGTCAGGTAGATGAAGGCTGGAAAACATTATTCAGATGATTACCACTAGCCTAGTGGACTCACCTCCACTCTCTTTGCACCATGCAACAATGCAAGATGTATTAGAGATATATGATAATCTAAGACCTAATGACATTAAGGAGTGTGAGATATTTGGTTTCACACCCCTTGATGCTTTGTCTCATGTCTTTGAAATAGAAGGACATTACACCTACGCAATTAAAAAAGACGATGTTTGTATTGCAATGTGTGGAACTGTCCCCTTAGAAGATGGCAGGGGCAGTGTGTGGATGCTTGGCACTGAAGGCATAAACACATACGCAAAACCGTTTATTCGCAAGTGTAAAGAAGTGATTGCCTTGCTCCAAGGCGACTACGACATCATTGAAAACATATGTCCAGTGGGGCATGACGAAACAATTATGTGGTTATCTTGGTGTGGATTTGTTTTCCACGAACAGCGTGAAGATGTAAACGGTTACGAAATGTTGCGATTTGTGCGTTGCAAAGATGAAAAAAGTCAAGCATATTACACTCAACGGCCTGTGTATCACTGAGCGACCCGCAAGGACAATCGTGCCGAAGTAGAGAAAGCAGACAACCGATACAACTGTAAACTCTAACTTAGGAGCTAGTAATGGCTAATACTATTGACCAAGCCTTTATTAAGCAGTTCGAGTCCGAAGTCCATATGGCTTATCAGCGTATGGGTTCAAAGTTACGGAATACTGTGCGTACTGTTGCGAATGTTCGCGGCAACACAGTTCGTTTCCAGAAAATCGGAACTGGCTCTGCTTCTACCAAGTCACGCAATGGCATGGTAACACCGATGGAATTGGATCACACCAATGTCGAAGCGACTATGGCTGACTATTATGCGGCTGAGTACATCGAC